ATTCTTAAATTTTGCAGAAAATCCCGATAATCTTCCACAAATGGAAGAATGGGGTTTAGCTGTTAAAAACGAGCGTTTAGCTCAAGCTTTACAAGCAGAAGCTGGGGAGGAAACAACGTCCCTCCCAGCAGGCAAGTCGGATGAATCCGACGCGGCAGAACAGTTGTCCACTTGATACAACTGTAACGACTGACACCTTTAGGGGTTAGTCGTAAAAATAACCTCACGAACTAAGGAGAGTGATAACAATGAGAAGACCTAGAAAAATGAACTACAAAAAATCAAAAAGAATGTTCTCTCGCACAGCAGCAAGAATACACAGAAAAAATTCTTTAAGAGGAGCTCGCCCAATGAGAGGCGGAATCCGACTATAAAAAAAAGGAGCAACTATGCCATGCTTTCACCCAATAACCGCTTATAACAAAATAGGCGGTGGACTAACGTGGAAACTCCACGAATCAAACGGAACTAAATCAACCGTAAGCTGCAAACAGTGTACTGGATGCAGACAAGAATACTCACGCCAATGGGCGTTAAGAAACATGCACGAAGCCAGTTTATGGCTTAACAATATATTCATTACGTTGACATACGATAATGAACACCTACCGGAATACGGAACATTAGTAAAAAAAGACTTTCAAGACTTTATGAAAAGGCTTAGAAAGAAAAAACGTGCTAACCAGGCACAACCAATAAGATATTATCAATGCGGAGAATACGGCGATAAATTTGGCCGTCCGCATTATCATGCAATACTATTTAATACAAATTTTCGCGATCGCGAAATAATACAAGGACAAAAAGGTCTAACTCAATCAGAAACATTAAGCAAACTATGGGGTAAAGGACACTCATCCATAGGGGACGTAACATTCCAATCGGCGGCATATGTCGCCGGTTACGTTCAAAAGAAAATTAATGGACAAAGAAAAGACGCAATAAACCAGTCTAATGGACTCAAGCATTATGAAATAATGACTCCAAATGGCGAAATAATTGAAAAACAACAAGAATACTCAACAATGAGCCGGCGCCCCGGCATAGCGGGGAGCTGGTTCGCCAAACACAAAAACGACGTTTATCCGTCAGACAATATACATATTAATGGAAAAGAAATGCGTCCACCTAAATATTACGATAGGTTATATGAAATAGAATATCCAGAGGATATGGCGCAAATAAAAGAGAGTCGCGTAAAGGAAATGAAAAAAACAGCTCACTTACGCACACCCGAGGCTCTGCGACAAGCAGAGAAAACACACAAAGCTCGAATGAGCATTTACAGGAGAAATAAGCTATGATACTATGCAAATATACAATATATGATTCAGCACTTGAAGCATACCACCAAGATTACAGCTTGGAAAACGACGCAATAGCGTTAAGACAATTCGCAGATATGGCGAATGAAGAAACACAAATTGCCAAAAATCCAGAGGATTATTCGCTATGGCGAATTGGCACATTTGAAACAAGCACCGGAGAATTAACACCGGAAGAACCCACATGTTTAGCAAAAGCACACGAACATGTGTTACAATTTAAAAAAAACAAAAAATAAGGAAATAACATGCCCATGAAAAACCCTCACAAATACAATACAAGAATCGGCTCAGCGAAACAACATCAGTTTAGCGAAGTACCCCACGCCGATATACAGCGTTCAACATTTGATAGGAGTCATGGGCTTAAAACCACATTTAATGCCGGCGAACTAGTACCAATATACGTAGATGAAGCATTGCCCGGAGATACATTTTCATGTAATCTCACTGCATTTAGCAGATTAGCAACACCAATACATCCAACTATGGATAACGCATTTATGGATACCCATTTCTTCGCAGTACCAGTACGACTTGTATGGGACGATTTCGAAGAATTTATGGGAGAAACAAAAACATATAAAGCAGCTGGTTCCGACAGACTAGACGGAACACCCGACTTTACTGTCGCAGCGCCAGTACCACCAACAATAACAGCGGGTGGCAGTGGAGAAGCAGAGCAATCACTGTCCGATTACTTCGGAATACCAACAAAAGTTGCAGGATTAGAATTCAGTGCATTATGGCACCGTGCGTATACGCTCGTCTGGAACGATTGGTTCCGCGATGAAAACCTGCAAGCACCAAAAACAGTTTTAACAACTTCTGGAGCAGACGCAACGACGTATGCATTACTTAACAGAGGAAAAAAACACGATTATTTCACATCAGCATTACCATGGCCACAGAAAGGCGCAGACGTAACAATACCTTTAGGAACATCAGCCAATGTATTTGGTGATGGAAACACATTAGGATTAACAGATGGTACAACACCTGGCGGTTTAACCGCAGTAGGCACAAACCTTAGAACAAGAACAGGCACTTTAGGTGACCCAGTAGGAACAGCCGAATCAGGATCAGGCGGTTTAGCGGATGTATCTTACGGAGTAGTCACTTCTGGCGTATCAGGATTATACGCAGATTTAACAGATGCAACATCAGCAACAATTAATCAACTTCGATTAGCATTCGCAACACAAAAATTTCTTGAAATACAAGCTAGGGGCGGTTCAAGATATATCGAAGTAATAAAAAATCATTTTAACGTAACTAGCCCAGACGCTAGATTACAACGACCAGAATATCTTGGTGGCGGAAGCTCACCGGTTAATATAAGCCCGGTCGCACAAACATCGTCAACAGACGCAACAACACCGCAAGGTAATTTATCGGCCATAGGAACAACTGTACTTAGTGGCCACTCTTTTACAAAGAGTTTCACTGAACATACAATAGTATTAGGTATGGTATCTGTAAGAACAGATTTAACATACCAACAAGGACTGAACAGAATGTTTAGTAGAGAAACAATATATGACTACTACTGGCCAACGCTTTCTACGATTGGCGAACAAGCAGTCAAAAACAAAGAAATATACGCACAAGGAAGTGCAGCCGACGAAACAACGTTCGGCTATCAAGAGCGTTATGCGGAATATAGATACAAGCCAAGTTCAGTAACTGGCAAATTTCGTTCAAACGCAACAGGCACCCTTGAATCATGGCATTATGCACAGGAGTATGCAAGCTTGCCATTACTTGGTGATTCATGGATACAGGTTACAGACACAAACGTTCAACGTACATTAGCGGTAGCAAGCGAACCTCAATTTATATTTGATTCGCTATTTAAACTAAGATGTACAAGACCAATGCCTGTTAACAGCATACCTGGAGGAACACATTTCTAATGGGTGACTTATTCTCAGGTATAGGTTCTGCAATTGGCGGTATATTTGGCTATAAAGGCCAAAAAGATACAAATGTCGCCAGCGCACAACAAGCACAACAACAAATGGCATTCCAAGAGAGAATGTCCAACACAGCGGTTCAACGCCGAATGGCAGATTTAAAAGCCGCTGGTATAAATCCAATACTAGCCGGTTCTAAAGAGGCTAGTTCACCCGGCGGTGCTATGGCACCCGTCGGAAATAAGGCACAAGCCGCACTCAATTTGGCTAATTCAGCCCAATCATTACAAAATCTTAAATCACAAGAAAATGTGATTAAGACTCAAGCACAATTAAATAGCACTAATGCTATGAAAGCTTCAATGGAACAAACTTTATTAAAACAAAAGTTTCCTGAAGCCTCTGCACTCGCTGAATTCTGGTCTAACCCTGTTAATAGAGCCAAATTAACTGTAGATCAATGGTTATCTTCAGCAAGGCAATTTATTCCTTTTACTACTGGAAGATAACTATGACTACTAAAAGAAAAGCCACTGGCGTACCAAAGAACACATTTCGTTCAGCCTATAATTTAGGCAACGAAGATTACAGTGAAACGTTTAATGACGGTATCACTGAACAACATCACACAGATCAGTGTGATATTAACAAGATATTAGCACAATTCATGGAAACAGGAATTATGCCACAAACAAAAGCAAACCCACAATACGGAGACGTATCAAATGTGGATTTTCAAGAAATGCAAAATACACTAGCAACAGCAAAAACATTGTTTGAAGAGTTACCGGAACAAGTGAAGGCACGATTCAACAATGAAATGCACACATTCTTAAATTTTGCAGAAAATCCCGATAATCTTCCACAAATGGAAGAATGGGGTTTAGCTGTTAAAAACGAGCGTTTAGCTCAAGCTTTACAAGCAGAAGCTGGGGAGGAAACAACGTCCCTCCCAGCAGGCAAGTCGGATGAATCCGACGCGGCAGAACAGTTGTCCACTTGATACAACTGTAACGACTGACACCTTTTAGGGGTTAGTCGTAAAAATAACCTCACGAACTAAGGAGAGTGATAACAATGAGAA